GATCAGGAGTTGCTGCTGCATCTGCCGGACCAGCCGGCGGAATTCCATGATGCCGACGCGGGCGCTCGAGAAATTGACGTCGGAGAGGTCGCCGGTCAGCAGCTCGTAGGGCAGCCGCCAACCCGCGGCGATCGCGCGCAGAGCCGTCTTCTCATATTCCGCGAAGCCGGCGATCACCGCCGGCTGGTTGAACTTGATGTCCTTGCCGCCGCGCAGATACGCGAACATCCCAGGCATGAACCGCTCGAGGCGGTTGTTGTTGCCGTCGACGACGCGCGGCCCGGCGCCGGGCGTGCCGGGATCGGTGTTGATGCCGTCCTCGTCATCGTCACCGATGACGACGCCGACCATCGAGGATTCGATCTTCTTCCGGACGCCCTCGGCGAATTGATAGTCGTCGAGGTCGCGCAGCCGGCGGATCACGGGGGCCGACCACGGCACCCCGCGCACGACCGTGCGCTGCTTCTCGTAGAGATGCAGGATCTCGGACGCGGGCACGGCGCTCGAGAGGAGCCGCGTGCCGTAGCCCACGAAGCTGTTCCCCGGGTGATCCGACCACAGCCAGTAAGCGGTCCGCCTGCCGCGAAGGTCGAACTCGACACCCTGAATGGCGGTGTTGCCGTTCGCGAGCGGTCCGGTCTTCGAGCTGTCGAGGAAATCGGCCTCGAGCAACTGCACCTGCATGGGAATCGGCAGGCCATCGCTGTCGCGCCGGTAGCGCCGGCGGACCAGCCCTTCTCCGCCTTCGACCATCTCGCGCACAGCGAGGGCCGTGAAACCGTAGAAGTCCAGCTGCCCGTCGGCGTCGCATCGGTCCGACCACTCGCTGAAGACAGCCGTGATCGCGGCGTTCAGCGTGTCGTCGCCGGTGTTCGGACGCGGCGTGATGCCCTCGCCGATCAGGTTGCTCACCCAGGCCGAGACTGCCCGGGCGGCATAGGGGTTGTTCCGCGTCAGGTCGCGCGAGCGATCGCGCAGCCGCGGGCCCGCCGCGGCGATCTCCGCGTCGCCTGATGTGCTCGCGGTCCGCCAGCCGTCGGTGTTCCGACCCTGCGCGGCGCCGTCATAGGCGCGCGCGAACGCCCGCAGCGCGGCGCGCGCCTTCGCGCGGTCCAAAGCCGCGCGCGGCGAGAACAGGCCGAGCGCCGCGTCGAACCAGTTCAACGGTCACCTCGATCGAACGAGGCGAAGCCGGCGGACGGACGCCGGCGACCGGTCGCCTCGCCTTTCAGCCAGGCGAGGCGGCGCTTCAGGCCGTCGAGCGAATCGTAGTCGACGGACTTGCCGTCATAGCTGACGCGCGTGGCGCCGCTCGCGATCGCCTCGGTGAGCGCCGCGATCTCGCTGCTGTAGTCGGTCAAAGCCAGTCTCTCGATCCGAGATTGAGCCAGTCCTGCGTCGGCTTCGGCGCCGGAGCGGGAGCGGGAGCGACCGGGCTGGGCGCATCTGGCGCCGCCGGTTCGTCGGGATCTTCAGCCGGTGGTTCCGGCGTGAGGTCGTATTCGAGCGCCGCATCGATGCGGCGCGGCAGCGATTTGCGGACCGCCAGCGCGCCGACGAAGGTATCGAGCGCCTCGTTGCGCTTGCCCTCCGGCAGATCCCAGACGGCGTAGGCCCGCCCCATGCGCCGGCGCGTGATCCGGCGTTCCGAGGTGAGTTGCTCGAAATAGTCAGGCCCGAAGCCATCGGCCGCCGGGAAGTGAACGAGACCCGGCCGGCGGCTGCCATCCTCCGGCGGCTCGATCTTGAGCTTGCCGTAGACCGCGTCCTTGCCGGTATCGACGCCGATGGGCCAGAACACCTCGCCCTTCTTCGTCTTGCGCGCCTGGCTCGGCCAGAGCGGCAGGTTGCCGTTCCGCCCGAACGTCGCGAACACCCGGCGCTTCCGCCGCGCCCTCGTGAAGGCGAACACCTGCGCGCCGTGATGGCCGCCGGCATCGATGCCGAAGGCAGCGACCCGAAGCGTCCGGCCATCGACGGTCCGGAAGGTTCGGCGGAGGATCGATTCCAGCTCGCGCCATGCCGCCGGCTGGCTCGGGTCCTGATGAATCACCTCGTAGAGAAACGGCCAGCACTCCTCGCCCTGGCCCCAGCCGATCAGCTGAACCTCGAGACGATCGCCCTGCACGTCGCAAAAGCCGGTGATGACGAGCACCGGCTCCGGCAGATCGTCAGGACCATAGTTCTCGGCCCGGGCGATCAGGCCCGACCCGTCGAAGCTCTCGCGGCCCTGCGGCTTCCAGAGCTGCGCCAGGGCCGTGTTGAAGAACTTCTTCAGCAGCTCCGGATCGCCCTGCGCCTCGAAGAACTCGGCGGCGAGGTCAGCGAGCCGGTGGCGCCGCGATATCAGCTTCGAGACGACGAAGCCGGCATGGCCTGCGAACGGGATGACCACGCCGCATTCGCGGCAGGCGGCCCGTCCAGCGTCGGTCCAGAGTTCCGGCTCCTGCCGCTCTCCGCAGCAGATGAACGGCCTCGTTTGGCGCCAGCCATAATCCGGCAGGTCGGCAAGCGCATCGAGCGCGCGAAACCGATCGCCCTCCGTCCAGACCTTCGGGCAGTTCGGGCAGGCGATCCCGACCGTGCTGGCGATCGGCGCGCCGTTCTCGTCCTTGTCCCAGACGACATGCCGCCATTCGGGCTCGAACCGGTGACCGCAATGCGGACACGGCACGAAGCAGCGGCGCTGGTCGCTCGCCCGGTATTCCCGGCCGATGCGCGAAGTGTCCTCGTCCGTCGGCGAGCAGGTCCGGACGAACTTCGCCCTGCCGATCGCGCGATAGGTCGAGGCGCGCTCTTCCGCGAGTTTGAGCGGATCGCCTTCCTTGCCGGCCGAGGGCGGATACTTGTCGATCTCATCTTCGATGACGACGCGCTTCGGGCGCGACGCGAGATCGGTCGGGCTGTTCGATCCGACGAAGTCGATCGAGCCGCCCTTGAACTCCTTATGCGTGATCGTCGACTTCGACGCGTAGGGCGCGAGCGCCTCGCGGATCTCAGGGCTGACCTCGATCGTCGGCTCGATGCGCTCCTTCGAGAACGCCTCGGCCGCCCCCTGCGTCGGCTGGACGAACAGGATCGGTGAAGGATCCTGATGGATGAAATAGAGCGCAACGTTGATGTCGAGCTCGGTCTTGAGCACCTGCGTCGCCGCCATGACGGTGACGGTGTGCGTATCGCGCGCCGTCACGGCGGCGAACGGCCCGAAGGCGACCGGCTGCGACTTCGTCTTCCAGCGCCCCGGCGAGGCCGAGGTCTTGGCCGACACGTAGCGATAGGTGTCGGACCATTCGATCAGATCGAGCCGTGGCGGCGGCCTAAGCGCCTGCCTCGCTATCTGCAGACGGGCGGCGAGCCTCTCCACCATCGCCGGCCGACCGGTCGACGCCTGGTTCATGCAGTTCCCTGAGCGCTTCGCTGATCTCTTCCTCGAGCGCGCTCTCGATCGCTGCCTGGTCGAGGCCGACGAGGGAGGCGCCCAGCTTGCCGGGTATCCCGAGGAGCCGCTCGCGAACGATCGCGTATTCGGCTTCGACCTGCTGCGCGATGTCCTCGATAGGCGCGAGCAGCTTATCCGCGACGAGGAAGTCCTGCCGTCGCTTGAGTGCGAGGTAGATTTCCTTGACGCGGGAAGCCTCGGCGAGGCTCCAGCCGCCGGCGAGCTCGATTCCGAACTCGGAAAGGTCGACGGGCGCGTCTTCGAACTCGTCGTCGGCGAGGTCCTCCGGCACCGGATCGCGCTGCGCCGGTACCGGAGTGCGGCTTTTGCCGCGCCGCTCAGGTGCCGCGGCGCGATCGGACGCCGGACTGTTACCCTTGCGGGCCGAGGTAACACCGCCGCGATAGGTGGCGGGCCGCTCGTCGAGCGCCGCGTCCGTCATCGCGATGTCGACGCGGCCATGCGCGTCGAGGACGAGCAAACCCTTTTGTTTCCAGTCCGTTACGGTCTTCCGCGAGACGCCGCGGTGCCGGCCGTATTCGGCCTGGGTGACGAAGCCGGGATCGCGTTTCGGCATCGGGCTGACTGTTACCCTGTTACCCGGTTTTCGGCACCCCACGCCCGCAGAGCCTCGGGGGTCGCGCGTACCCCGCCCCGGGCGGGGGGCGGAGGAGGACCCAAGGCGTGGGGGGCGGCGGCCGGCGCGGCCGGAAGCTCAGCCGGGCTAGTCGGCAGGTGACTTGTCCTCGACCGCATGGGCGGCGAGCATGTCGATGGTGATGGTCGCGGCCGCCCTCGTCCCGATGCGATAGCTCGGCGAGCCCTCGGTGACGTCCTCGAACTTCACGTCGAAGTCGACGCCGGGCCTGCTGAGCTCAACGCCGGCGGCCTTCGCGGCGGCTTCGGCAACGAGCAGACGCAGGTCGACGCAGTCGAACCTGCAGGTGACCTTGCGTTGATGGATCTCAACCGAGGAGCACTTGAGAGGCTTGAGCTTGGTCATCGTGTCCCGTCCGGGTTGAAGCCGTTGCGTGCCCGCTCGTTGGCGAAGAAGGCGTCGAGCCCGCCCCGGTCCTTCCAGAGCGATGCGAGCGCGGAACTGCGAGAGCGGCCCATCATGACCGACCGAGCTGATCCCTTGAGCCCGCGCGTCTTCATCGCGTTCGCAAGCGCCAGCGGAAACTGCCGGCGCATCTCGAAGCGCATCGCGCGGTCGAAGCTGTCATAGAACGGCACGTCCGAATTGACGTGCGCCGAAGGCTTGAACGAATAGACGAGGTGCAGCCGACCCTGCTTGCCGACGAAGATGCCGGCTGGCAGCACCCGCAGCGCCCTCTTCGGCGTGTTCGCGATGATCGCGCGCGGCGTCTGGTCCTTGCGGACGCCTCGGGTCGTGCGTTTCACCGCGCCTGTGGCGGGGATCGCCAGCCGCTTCTTCGCTTGCTTCGTGCCGCCCTTGGCGTGCAGAGCGAGATGCGCTCGGCCGAGGCCGTCGATGATGCCGATGCGCAGATTTCGCTTCGTCGCCTTCTCGATGTTGAGCGCGACGCCGAGAAACCGCTTGTTCCGGACGTTCACCGCCTTGGGCCAGACGTCGTCCGTCAACCCGGCGCGGGTCCTAAAGGCCGCGCTCGTCATGGCGTTGGCCAGCGCGAAAGAAAGCTGGTCAGCGGCGCCGCCGAGCTTGGCCGTCAGCCGCTCAAAGTCAGTCAGATCGAAGGTCAGCGTCATTGGGGCGGGGGTGTCAATTGTTCGCCCGCGCGCCTCAGCCGGCAATTGACCGTCTGCTGAGATGCGCGCAGGCTTCAGTAGAGTCAGGTTTAGGCCGATACCCGAAAGAGGCGAACGTGAAGAAGATCTCCCCAGGTACTACACTCGCTGCCGCACTTTTGCTGGCCTTGGCAACCCATCCCGCTTGCGCGTTGGATCCTACCGAGTCCGATCTTCCGGCGTCCGACGAGGTAGACGTCGACAATGGCCATCTGGCAAGGGTAGGCGACGAGATTGATATCTTCGATCAGGCCACGCGCCACTTCCGGCGCATGGTGATCCACGACGTTCGCCGATCGGGTACCAAGGTCGAAATCGAGGCCTACGATCCGGAGAGCGACGAAACCAGGACTGTGATCCTGCGGAACTAGCCTGATTATTCGGCCGTCCGCCTCGCCGAGCAGAGCGGCCGCATGGCGATGCCGGCGAGCGCTCTCCTGATCAGAGGACGAGGCCGTTGAAGGCCGTGAGCTGGCCGGCTTTGATCTGCCGGCGGCGGCGGGCGCGTTCACGCTCGCCCGGACCATTCCACGCGGCGCTGCTCCGCTGACGGTGGCGCCTGGGCGGCCTCTTGAAGCTAACGTCGGCAAGCATCGCCAGGTCCGGCGCGCGAAGCGAGGGGCCGTGGGAGATGGTGCCTGTGGCAAGCAGCATCGCGGCGGCGATCGCAGCCGTAAGATAGCCGCCGACATGGCCGGCCACGACATGGCGCTTGTGCATCGAAGCTCCTGTGAGATGTCCGACACGGCGCGCCAGCGCAGGCCAGCCTGCTCGGCAGGCGATGAGGCGGCGGTTCCCCGGGCGGCCACCAAGGCTACGACCGAGACGCAGAACGATGTCGGTCGGGCGGTGACGCGCCGTGTCGAAGTCGAATGGTCAGGTTCGCAAATCGGCGACCAGGCGCCGAAGATCGTCGGCGATCTCCGAGCGCTGCACGAAGAAGCGCTCCGGATCGTGCCGCGAGACAGAAAGGCGGTTGATACGCTCCTCGATGCCCTCGAGCTGGCGAGCCAGCTCGTTGCGGCGGTCGACCGGGACCGGCAGCGTGCGACGGCCGAGCTTCTTCTCGACGACGACCACCTTGCGGCCGTTGATCGAGATGCTGCTCATGAACCCATCGCGTTGCCGGTCATTGGGGTACAGGACCGGCCGCGCCACGGCCGGCCCTGTCGTTGCCGCGGTCCGATCCGGCCGAGGAGCCGGGGGCCGCCAAACCCCCGGTTTCGGTCAAGAATCAAAAAAGCCGAGCGCGTAGCCCGGCTTCGAAATCTCGCTGAGGTGAAGGGGGTCCGAATCGCCGAGGCGCGGTTGCGACGCAATTCGCCAGCCCATCATCTGACGGGGCGTTTTGTGGCACATTGTCCACACGCCTTCAAGCATTCTTGACGCGCGGCACCGTCAGGGGGCATGACTGCGCCTGTCGACCGGGGTTGCAGTGGTCTTGTACCAGATCCTGTACCAGCATCAGTGCCAGCCCTCGGTCGGACCTTGGATGAAAGTTAAAGCGTGCAGCCGGTTTTGCCGGGTTGAAGGGAATGTTCCGAATCCCTTCCTCTCCGCCATTCCTCTGCCGTTTCCCGGCCTTCGCGCGACGATCGTCCGGGAACCGCAGGAAGGCCGCGGAGTGACGCCGCGGCGCTTCGGCCAAGGCCCGGCCGCGCAGGATGGGTGGCCGAGTGGTTTAAGGCAGCGGTCTTGAAATTCGGTCGCGGCCGTCATTCGCTGTGCTGCCCCGTGCCGATCTATCCTAGGATATCTCCGGTTTCTGCCTTGCATCGTCCGGCTTGGGGCACCGTCGTACCGGCACGTGCTACCGCGTTGGGTAGCAAATCGGTAGCAGGACGTTCCCTCCCCGTTCCGCCCAGGCTCAGCGGCTCCACGCGACGCGCTCGGCAACCATGCCGGCTCCAACAATTCAATTCAGACAACTCAAGGGCTGGCTTGAGCCGAGTCCGAGGTAACGCGACCGCCCATCAATAGCGCCCATCCTGTGGACATCACGCCGCCATATGACGCGTTTTAGAAGGCCTACTCGCGAGGCCTATCCACAATGCCGCATCTGACATGAGTGCTCGCAACCCATTGTTCTGCTTCTGCTTAGGTCATCGGACGATAGAGTCTTCCCCAGCCCGCGGCCCGGTCTGCAGCGGCGCAACCGGCTCACACGACATGTAGCCGCCCAAGCTTCTGGCACCACTATTCCTTGACCGCGAAGCCAGCTTTCGATGAATCTGGTGCTGCTCAGGCGAACAAAAGGGGTCGCCCCCTGCCAAGAGTAGCGACCCCGAGCCTGGGCTGGCGCGCCCGCGGCGGTGATGGGGGGGTAGTTTCCCTCATCACCGCCAGATTAGTTCGATCGTGGACGATCGCAACCGGCTCTTTGCACATCATCCACGGCATCGCGCCGCATCGCTAGCGACCTCCCCCGAACCCTCTGTTCTCGCGTCCGCAGGAGCCCGCGCACGGGATGCGCATCAGCGAAGTGGGCCGCAGCGCCTCCACCAATCCGATCAAAGCGTATGACGGACCTTGATGCCGGCCGGGATAAAGGGCCACGGCGCAACGGCGCATCGTTTGCACGGCAATCCGCTCGAATTGGCCCAGAAGCTCCCCACCTCGGCCAAAGCGACCCTGTGGCAGGCACTCATCGTCAAGTTGGCGCTTTGAGTATCCGCGCCCGAGTGAGGAACATCCGAACACCGCAAGATTTGTTCATCGAGGCCCAGTATGGTAGGGCGCATGGGTGAGCTGACAGGCAAGCGGCCACCGCAGACGTAGGCAGGAAAGAGTGGCTCGGATCGAATTTCGCAATCTTGGTCGGATCAAGTCAGGCTCGATCGAGCCTGCCGCGCTGACCCTGTTTGTCGGAAAAAACAACACCGGTAAGAGCTACGCAGCAACCCTCCTTTGGACCCTCACGCAGCTGTCGCCGCGATGGATGAGTGACCATGCCGAAGCCTATCGGCCGGACTGGTGGAACGACTTTGTCAAGCTCGCAGAGCAAAAGCAGGCCGCGGATATCGAAGTCACGCACGACATGCGGCAGCAATTGGTTGCCGCCGTCAATCTAATGCTTCGAGAGCGCATCGGAGCTCAACTAAAACGAGCATTTGCTTTCGATGGCTTTCCAAAGACTGAAGTAACTATTGTCCCGAGTGACGATTTCGTCCCGTTTATCGTTCTAATGAATTCAACTGAGGTAAGTGAGGGTGGACAAGACAAGTCTTCGTCGTCTATCACTACGACTGGCGCGATCTTCGACAACGAGAAGAATGGAATACTCTCTGTTCGGCTGAGGACCGTCAGCCGGGCGCAGGATGGGATTCGTCGCCTTGGCGACAGGCTATTTGCGCAGGTGGCATTTAGAGCGGCATTTGGTCCGGCATGGGATGAATTACGGCGGTCTATGTACATCCCCGCCGCGAGAACTGGCTTGATATTGGCATTTCGCTCGCTGCTCGCACAATCTCTGGATGACGAGAACGCGACGCCTGTGCCATTGCCAGAGCCAATAAGGGACTTTCTCCGGCGACTAACGTTTGTCGGCTATGTTCCTCCACGGTCAAAAATGAAGAATCTAGCTAGCTGGATCGGCGCAAATTTGATTGACGGCGACGTCATCGCGTCGGACGATGAGGTGCCGCAGTTCAGCTTCCGCTCAAAGCGAATGGATGCTCCCCTCCCCCTTCACGCTACCTCGTCGATGATTACCGAAGTGGCGCCGTTCCTCCTCGCTGTGAAGCAAGGACTGGCCAACGGCTTGCTAATCTTTGAAGAGCCGGAGGCTCATCTGCATCTTTCCGCACAGCGGGAGATGGCTCGCGCGATCGCCAGACTGTTGAACACGGGCTCTCGGATTGTCGTAACCACGCACAGCGACACATTCTTTCAGCAATTGAACAATCTGATGATCGCACATGCGATGCCAGTAAGATCGACTTTGGTAAAGAGTCTCGGATACAGCAAGGGGGACCTTATTGACCCCAAAATGGTGGCCGTCTATGAGTTTATCGACCATGAAGACGAGACCACTATCCGCAAGCTCGACATTCGAGATGGGGCATTCGCTGTTAGTTCGCTCAACGAAACGCTCGTTGATCTTGCCAAGGAGACGATTGCGTTGACGAGAGCTTCCGATGATTGAAGATCATCGCGGATGCCTAATTCACCTCAACAAAGATTTTGTATTCGAGGCCGAGAGTAAAATAGAATTCGAAGAGCTTAGCGAAGATGGAGCGGGGATTGCCAAATTCTCTACCGCGCTCCCCACCATAATCATCAAGTCAAAGAAGAAGGCACCACTCGTCTGGGCTCTTCGTGTCACCTTTCGTCAAGGCCAGATTGATCTTCATATCGTTGAGTTGAAAAGCGGATTGGACGCACGAACTTGGGAAACAGTCCTTAGTCAGTATGAAGGGATGTACTTATCGGCAATCGCAGCGCTTCGGTTGCTTCAGATTACAAAGGTTGACAACGTTATATGCTATCTGGCGTACAAGAGATTTCGATCACCTGTGCAAGAAGAGACCAACCCTGTGCTTCTTAAAGGTCTTGTTGGCGTTAAAGGGTCGGCAAGCTATTTGGAGGCCATGATCGGTAAAGCAGTTGCGCTTCCGTTCGACGTAACCGCTCGTCTGGTCAAGGGACAGCGAGATCCAGCGGGAGACATCGATTTCGGCGCCATAGCGTGAGCCCTACCCTGAGCGCCTCTGTTCTGGTCACGAAGCAACGGATGCCCGACCGCTACGCTGGAGCGGAGCTTTGGATGTTGACCTGGTGGCAGAGATTGTCGGTGTTGAACATCAAGGGTTCATCCCCTAGTCGCTTGGGCATTGCGCTGTAGAAGCCGCGACTCAGAGCGTGGCCGAGGCGCCAAAGCACTTTGGCGGAGGCCGGCGGCATCTATCACGACATCGCCCTCGGCGGGCGCGGCTCG